AAGTGGAGTGTCTGGTCCTATTCCTGCAAGCATTATTTCATAATCAGAATGTCGTATCTTTCGCTGCTGGGATGGTAATATTCCATACGTAGCAGCAAAAGATGCTTCAATTATTTTTCTATCAAGTTTCGCATCATAACAAGGATCTGAATTATTATTATTTTTTATTAGTCCCTTTTTTTGTGCGAAAGTAGGCATCCTGTGCCTCCTTTGGATCCGCTCCACGAATCGCTGCAAATACCATAGTTCCAAGCATTTCAAGAGCTTTGTATGAAGGCTTAGCTGCTTTAATATCGTTTGCTGCTTCTTCTCCAAGTGCTGCTGCTAATATTTCATAGCTGTCTGCTTTAGTTCTTACTAAATCAAGGATTCTCTGGTAATTTTCTTCACTATCATCTATTACATAGATTTTGTTGTTAAATTCTACTTCTGCTTTTTCTTCTATATATGACATAGGTACTGTATATCTCATTTTTATCTTTCCTTTCTAATTATTAAATAAAAAAGAGGGAGCCACTATATTGTTAAAATATAATGTGCTCCCTTCTCTCTCTGGTTTTATTCTGTTGGTGCTTCGATTTCAGTTGGTTTTCCTTTTCCGTTTAATTCTGCTTTTAAAGGAATTAAGTCAGTAGGATTTCCACCACTAAAAGCTGTTACGTTAACTGCTGCTTGAAATTCTAAAGCAGAGCCATCTGCGAAAGTATATTTGAACTCTTTGTTAGCTTCTTCACCGATTTTAAAAGCTGTTTTTGCTAAAGCATCGTTTCCAGCATCACCAAAGATTCTATATCCTTCTACTGCTATTTTAAATCCTTTGCCTGTTACCTGGTTATTGTCCCAACCACCATCTGTGTATGTAGTGTAGTTTGTAACTTTACCATTAACAGAAGGAGTAATATTTGTTAAGCCATCAATATTCACATATTCATCATCAACTTTGATAGCTAATGATTCTAAATAAGCTGGTTGTTCATTTACTACATTTGGCATTTATTTATTCTCCTTTCGTAAAATATAAATTTATGTCTAAAGCATATCTAAAGAACCCTGCATCTGTTCGGCCCAAAAATACAGGATTTTTGTCTATAATAATATTAAAAAATATATTATTTAATTCTTGTGATTCTTTTTCGTATAAGATATTAAATACTTCATTAATCTTCTCTTGTGCTATTTCAGCTGAATTTGTATATGTAAGAACTAAAGTAATTGGTAAAAAAGAAAAACCTGCTCTTTTGCTAAGTGGAGCGGTTCCTGATCTTTGATATACACAAATACTTTTTTCTTTTGATTCATCAATAAATGAATTAGTAAAATATACATCATTAATTATTGATTTTAAGTATTGAATAAAATCCTTATTCGTCATTTTCCCGCCTCCTTATTGATTTTTTCTTAAATTACTAAGCATGTGTTCACTTATAAAATCCCCTTTACTTCCAGCCTTAGGAATATAAGGATCCAGCCAGTGATCTGTTGCATTCATATGTTGTCCTGTATAATGATTCATAGGTTCGTAATATTGTCGCATTGCATATGGTGTTGAATAATGCAATTCAACAGCGTCGGGTGTATGTTGAACAAATGCGCTATCGTCAAGTGTTCCGTCTCTAAAAGGGACTGTCTGGTCTTGGTCTACATCTCTTCTAATATCATTCATCGTTTCAAAAGCTGCCTTTTTAATTTTTTTAGACATTTCAGAAATAACAGCTTCATTCCATCTAATATCCATTACATCAGCTCCAATTTTGTATGATTTACTGTTCCATCTGGATTTCTTGGTCTGGAATAATTAGAAATTGTGATTTTCTTTCCAAATAATTCTATATATCCAGTTGGATTTGAGATGTCTGGACAAATATCACCCTTAAAATGTACAACACCACTTAAAGGAACCCATAAACCGTCTTTATTTTGGACTCTCTTTGTTGTTTCTGAATAATTGCACTTAATATCTTTTCTTATAACTTCCTTTTCTGTTCCATCCTCATTCAATCCATCAATAATAACGATTGTTGCAGGCGTAACATCAAAAAAGGAAGGATAATGTAATTTTTTAATCATCGATTATCCCTCCTTATATTATAAAATTCTACTTAAAAGTCTTGTGTTTGCCAAATAACTCTGAGCCTTTTTGGATATTAGAGTCTCTTGGGCTCCTGTGTTATTGGAAATTGACACATCACCAATCGAATATGAAGCCAAAGAAATATCTTGTTCTCCATATTCATTTATCGCGTCAGCTTCACAACAAACGGCTTTTTTAATCATTTCTTGCTCATATTGGCTCAACTTCTCAAAATTACGACTTCTATTGAATGTTATAATGTCGATTTTTTCTGAAGCGCGGGCCAATAATCTTGCTAATTGTGTATCGTCCTCTATTTCTCCGAAATACTCAGATTTATAATAAAAAGCGTCTACATATACCATCGTCCCGCCTCCTATTTTTTATTATTTGAAATTAAGCTTCTACGTTAATTGCTACACCAGCAGATTTAACTTCGATAACGAATAAATCGCCATAGTATCTATTTTGATATACGTATTTGTCAGCTGTTCTTGAGTCAGAACCTGGAGTAAATACTTTGATGTAAGAATATTTGTCTTCACAAATAACTGCTGAAGGGTCAATGAGAATCATGTTAATCTGTTTAGCATCAGCTGCTGGAACATAATGTTTCTGATTGTTTTCATCAACAACATCTTCATAAACTGTTTTAAGTCTGTCAGAAGATACTTTGATAATTTCAACATCATCTAAGCTATATACCATTCTGTTAATATTAGCTTTTCCAGAAGCTTCAAGTGTTCTCTGAATACCTTCTGCCTGTTTAAGCATTGTGTAAACCTTTGGAGTTACAACAAGTTTTCTACCAGCTTTAACTGATTTTTCATCCATAGCTTCCATCATAGCGTCGAATTTTGCTAAGATATTAGCTGTTGTTAATACTTCTGTATCGATTGTAGAACCTTTAGCTGTAGCTTCTTTGTATAATTTAGAGAATCTGTAGCTATCTTTTTCAGGAATTGTAATTTCTTCCTCAACCTGATTCTGTAAAGTTGCAAATGATAAAACTAAATTTGTTTCATCAACATCTTCTGGATCCATAAAGTATTCTAAATCTCTATCCCACTCTAATTTATATGGTGTCCAGCTGTTTGAGATAGAAGCTGAATTGAATCCAAGATTGCCTCTATCGTGTGCTCCATATCCACTTAATGTTCTGTTAGGAACTTTAATTGTCTGAGCATTAATGAATTTTACCTGTGGGTTTGTATGTACTAAGAAGTTTGATTTTGCTTCTTCAGCATATTTTTCTTGAATCAAAGATTCAAATTTCTCTGCATAATCATATACTGCCATTGTGTTATTCTCCTTTTCTAAAAATTAAAATTATTTTCTTAATTTGAATGCGCCTCTGAGAATTGCGTCATCAAATTTAAGTTCAGTTGTTTGTGAAGGAGTTCCTGCCTTAATAAATCCTGCTGGTTCATCCTTCTTTTTATCCTCAGTTGTAGCTACAAATCTTGGATATTTATCAATAACGCTTTTCAATACTTCTTTGAGCTCATCAGTATCTACTCCGCCATTATTGTCCAAGTTAATCTCTGTAAAATTTGCTAATGCAACAACTGCTTCAACGAAATCTTTATCAACTCCCATTGCTTCAGCTGTTCTAATAGCTTCTTGTTTGATAATTCTCTGGTCTTTTGCTTTAATCATTTCTTTTAAAGCTTTGATTTCCTCTGAATCTTCTTCTGCTTCTGCTGCTTCTTCAGCTTCCTTAGCCTTTCTTTCAGCATTTTTCTTCTCTCTTGCTAATCTCTTTTCGATAGCAGCATCTAAGTCTGCCTGAGTGAAAAGTTTTTCTTCTTGCTTAGTTTCTGGTGCATCTGTCTTAACTTCTGTATTCACCATTGTGTTTGTTTCAACATTTTCTGTTGCTTTAGTTTCTAATTCTGGCATTTTGTAACCTCCCGTTTTAAATCCGTCGATTGTTAATTTTTAATAATTTCCCATTTATAGTCCGTCGACTTCGAATATTTTGAGTATTCTAGAAATAAAAAAGACACCGATTTGTGAATCGATGTCTAGCACTTTTATATATAACAATTAAGAAAGAAGCAGTCGCAGTTTTTACAACTTCGACAATTATATTGTATCATTTTAAATATTAAAAAATAAGTGAAATACAGTGAAAAATAGTGAAATTATCTCTTATTTGGTGCAGTTTTTGAAGTTTCTCTATCATATCTTCTTGTTAAGTAATCCTTATCTTTTAAGAATTCCCTCATCTCGGCTTGTCTTTCCCTTAGTTCCTTCTGCTTCTTAGCAATAGCTGCTGGATCCTGAAGTCCAGCCATTTCTCTTTTAACTTTTCGAATATCCCTCTCCAGCCCTCTCTGTATTTGTTCGTTTTTATATTTCTCTTTATCTTCAGCAGTTCTTTCTTTTGATTTTGGTCTCTCTCCTTCAGGGTCCCCATATATCAAACTATGGCGACAGTTAGGATGAAATAAACCATCAGAGATTGCTTCGCTGAGTAATGGATAAGAATTTTTTCTTGATGGTTTAGTATCTCCGTATACATCATCAAACAACCAGAGCCCCTGCCATCTTGCACATTTGTCACAGGTTACACCGTGGCTTGACACATAACAGTAATTAATTCCCAGTTCTTGAGCCTGGTCCGATTCTCCCATTATCTTTGCTCTGTGTGAATTGGTTCTGATTGCCATTTCTGAATATGAGCAAATATCAACTTTTCTTCCATTGCTGTATTCAATACAATTAATCCCTTTAGCTAAAAAGTCTGAAGAAGCTGTATCTATTGCTTGCTTTAATGTAACAAGGCCTGAGTCCATATGTACCATTGCTTTGAATATGTTTTTTCTGTATACGTCATTTGTAAGACGCATTGCTGCAAATATAGCTTCTTTCATATCGTTATGAACAACATTTAACAAAGCATTCATTTTCCTGCTATTGATATCATCAAGAAAATGTTTCTCTTCATAACTTCCACGCTTAAAAACTTCAATAGTTCCGTCTTTGTATGCTTCTCTGAGCCCTTTTGTTACTTCTTCTTTTGTGAGCTTGATATAATAATCAATAATCTGCTTATTTTCTTTTTTATATCGTTTGAAGTTCTGAAGCTGTCTGTCTCTCCAGTATCCAGGTCCCTTATCTATTCCAAGGGCCATATATTTTTTATAATTTTTTACTAATTCCAGTTCCATCTCTTCCAGGATCTTTGAAATGTTATATTCTAAACTCATTCAAGCACCTCCTGGTTATTTTTTAATAATTAAAGTCACTATCAATCAATGGTGCTTCATCGGCTGACATAGATGTTTCACTGTTTAATGCTTCAAGCTCTGTTTTCTGCCATTCCTCATCCTTATTCATTGCTTTTGCTGTCATTTCAACAATTGTAGCATTACTGATGAGTTTTGTTCCTGGAGCAGCTTTTGATAATACATCAACTACATCTTCGATATTTGGACTTGAAAATTCATCAAAAGAAGCTTCTATTTTACGTTCTGTAATAATTCCACCT